AAGATAACTTGGTCACCTGAGTTCTCTACTGAGTAACCTGAGCTGAACAATTCTACTGAAGGCAGAATAGGACCGACCTGAGCTGACCCAGTTACAGTGATCTGAGTGATGTCAACATCATCTGCTGCATCATAATCAGGAACGGCTACTGTCCTTGTAATCATCTGAAGAACGAAGCTGAACTCACCATCTACCAACCCATCAGGGTCATCTAACTTGAAGTTGACATACTTGAAAGGTAGATTACAATTAGGCGGAGTCCAACCGAGAAGAAGTTTACGAGCGAGATCAGCAAGTTCGTAACAACCGATGTGCGCTCCATCTGTTCTGAGTCGTTTAGACCGGACTACAATGTGAGCTTTAACAAACTCGTCCTGGACGGAATCGTTCGTCAATGAGTGAATATCATCAACATTACCATCAGCGTCACCGCAGAATACGGTGATACGACCTGCGTGTTTTATACCTCTGTTCAACGCAGGAACAGATGGCATTGCTTCAACCTCATGCCCTGCTGTGGCAATGGGTGAAAGCCGAGTTACAATTGCATCTTCTAAGTCGGAATAGATCATGTGTCCTCTTCTAATCGAGCTTTAAAGTTACGTCCATCGTATTTCTTATCCACACTTCGGACGTAAAAATTCCTGTCACCATCATTGAACGAGATGGTAACATACTCTTCTTTTCCTGAACGAACAGCGTCATCTAATCCTGTGAAATCATCAACCCAAAACTCCATAAAAAAAGTTCGCTGAATATAACTATCAGCGAACTCTCCTATTTCCTGTGACATCGTAGGCTCTCTAAAAAGAACCCTTGCTGTCTGAGTTGAACCTCCTGTTGATGGAGTCCATGAGGCATTATACCCCATAGTTCTTTCACAGGCATCGAAAACCCTGTCCGACATTCCATCGAACGGGTTCTGTACCATTACCCCACGAGTTTAACTTTGACAGTTGAAACACCGGCCGCAGCGGCTTCAGCAGCATTCCCCGCAAGTACAAGGTCACCCCATGGTGAACCACCTTGGCTTGATGTTGTCAACTGCTCGTTGTCCTCATCGTAGTACAACTTCTGACCGATGGTTACAGTGTCTGCCGCTTTAGCAAGTTCAAATACTCCTCGAACTTGAACGCCTATCTCAGCTCCTACTGCACCATCAGTTACAGCTACACCTACAATATCTGTGAGAACTACAACATCACCACTTGACACAGCACTTCCTGATACGGTGTGGTTTAAAACTTCTCCTTCTTGAACGTAGTTTGTCATTTTGACTCTTCTTTTTTCTTAGTTAACGTTAAACCAAGGTTCAATTAAGAACCCTGGTTGTAGAACAATCCTCTCCAATCAATCGCTTTTGTAGCGAAGAACATTCTGATCTTGATTTCCATCGAGTCAGTATCGAAGTTCATCTTGTTCTCGGTAGTGAAGTCACCCTCACCATCAAGGAAAGCGTACTCGATCGTGTCGATGTTGGTCGGAGCAGCCGAGATGAACCATTTATCATCCGTGATGCGTGGATCAACGATCACATCCATTGCACCTTGGTAGATGTTCTTGTTCGCAACGGTTGCAGGGTAGTGGTTGTTTGTCATCCACTTGATCGCATCCGCCTCGTTGTTCGGCCCTACGATAAGGTATCGTGGAGAAACATTGATGAACTTGTTGTTCAATCCGGTCTGCTTTCTCATCAACTTGATAGCCTCTTTCAAAGTAGTATCAGAGATAAGAGCTGTCGTACCTACGTTACCGTGGTTTGAAGAATCAAACAGACTGTTTCCATCACCCATTGTTGGGTTTCCTGTAAGGATACCGTAAACAAGGTCAGACTGCTTGTAACCCGCTTCGTAAGCAATTGCTCGTGGAATACGGCTGAAAGCATCAAGGTCATCATTGATGATGGTTTCATCAGTGATCTTTACTTTCTTACCATACTTGGTAAGTCCGTAAGCCTCTTTTGCCTCGGTCATGCTGTCAGCAGTGTACTCAGCACCCTCTGGAATTGCTTCCAAGTTACCAAGCAATCCGCTCAACTGATTTACTGAACGTTGCTTAAGGTCAGAAATGGTCACTCTTCGACAGAACGGCTGGAATGTTCTTTCAACAAGATCATACTCAGCACGTAAAGATTTATTGACCGCGTTTGCAAGAATGTAAGGAAAGTCCGAGCTTGACATCGCACGACTTGCCAACTCCAGGTTGGAAACAGTACGTACATTCTCACCCTTTCTTACAAGAGCATCTTCTGCCATTCTAAGTAGGCTCATTCCTCGGAAAGAATCACCTCCATGCTTAGCCTCTTTAACGTAACCTGTACGTAAAAGAATACCCTCTTCCATTGCAGCCCGAACCTTATCGGCCTCGTCTACATTGGTACGGATACCTTGACCTTTGATTTCTTTGGTTTCATCAGACTTCTCCAATTCATCCAATATCAAAGCACGAGCGGCATCAACTGACTTTCCTTCGTCAATCAATGTAGCTTTGAACTCATCGGTCATTTTGTGTTTACGACAAAGTGAATCTATTTCACTTACTCTTTTACGCTCAGTAGCAACTGCTTCGGCTCTTGCCTTTTCAGCAGCTTCTTTAGCGATTCTTGCTTCTTCGGCTTTTGCCTCGGCTGGTTTTGCTTCTTCTGGCATTTTTCGTTCTTGTTGGTTTTCTTGGTTTTCCTTATTAGTTTCGACCGTTTCCGACCTTTCTGATTGCAAATTTACATCAATTATTTCTACTTGATGCAATTCGTCTTGATTTTTTTCTCTGATGTAAGCATTTGGGTCAGCCTGGATCGGAGCAAGACTGATTTCAAACGGCTCCCAATCTATTGCTCTGAGCTTAGGTAGTTCACCTTCACCTACCTCCTCTTTCATGTACTTGTAGACACGATAACCGAAGCTGATTCCTTTAAGGATACCATCTCGGACATCTTGCCAGATACCTTTCACTTCATCTCTTGCTGAGAAACGAAGTGTAGCGATTCCTTTCCCGTCCTCTGTGCGGTAACTTTCAACCACTCCAAGCGTTCCTTTTGCACCTTCGTATCGGTTATGATTGTCCAACACGGGTGCACCGTTCTTGAACCGATCCCATCGGACAGAACCTTCAGAGAAGTCCATGATCTCCATGAACTCACCCATATCCCAATCGTACATACGAACCGGGGTGTCAGTACCGAAAATAACCTCAACAGTCCTTTGCTCATCGTTCAATGTAGATGGAACAAATGCTGCTCGTGCGTTCAATTTACCTAATTCGGGCATACTTTATCGGTTAGAGTTAATGGTCTTGAATTGCAAAGTTACCTTTTGTGGTTTGGAAAAAGTTTTTACATTTGAGTTCTAAACTTAGAACCATGAGCAACATTGAAAATTGGGAAAAATTAGGTCAATCCGAGTCAGTTATTAAAAAAACGAAACGCAGATACCTTAATCAGGAACAACGAGTCAAGATTTTTGAACGTGACCAATATGAATGTCAGTTATGTGGTCGCAATCTTAGGTTCAATCCTGAGTCGAGAAGGTTGGATCATCGAGTGCCACTATCAAGAGGTGGGGCAAATGACCAACGTAATCTTTGGTTATTATGCGAAACTTGCGATTCAGAAAAAGCAGACATGAAGGTTTTCGAGTACGTTCGGTTTAAACTGAATCAGTCTGGTGAGTCCTCATTATCATCCTGATTCGCGCCTGTATCAGCAGGTCTACCCGCACCGATACCCGTAGGTTGGATGTCTTGACGCGGGTCTGATGCCAATACGATACCCATGGAATCAAGTTTATCGTTCCACATCTTAAACTCGGCCAATACTTCTTCAGGGTCACGACCTTGTTCGAGTATTGCATCTTGAGGTGACATGAATCCCATTCGTACCGCATCACCCAATGCTTTGATCTCTTTAACAGGGTCGATCATTTCTCTACGAGGTGGAACCCATGTGGCCGTAACGTTCGGCCTACCACCACCTTGAGCCAACTCGTACCCTTCCAAAAACCAATCCCATATCTTCTGACATAGTTGTGGTATGATAACGTTGTACTGCCAATCCTCGATGTTACGGTGATGCTCTATCCAACCCATGCGACCAGAACTGAAATTGACGTTATTAAGGTCACCTGTCAGGTTCTCATATGTTGTTCCAAAACCTGCCGCAATCGATTGAAGTATCGTACGGCTGAACTCACCGAAGTTTTCGACAGATGGCGGGTTTCCGAACGTTACCGATTCGCCCGGACGAAGGTGTTGAATGATACCCGGTTCCATTCGCTCGAACTCATCTACATCATCCCCGTTAGCTGGATCTGATTCGGTCGAAACGAACGCAGAGTAACAAGCAGCTACCTTTTGCTTGACAACTTGAGCATCTTGGTACTCATCCATATCACGGACTCGAAGGAACGAGCTTACCCCGAACGGAACACCTAATTGCTGTCCTGGGCGCAACTGTTCGAATACATGAATCACGCTATCCGCTGAAATAAATTTTGAGTTTACCTGTCCTACATTCATAGGGTCACCAGGATGGTTGTCGAATAGCCAATAACCTATTCTGTCTCCTTTCGAGTTGAACCGTATCCCCATGAAGTCGTACGAACCATCTTGGTTGCCCGTACCGCGTATCAACGAGTTCTTGGTCGTATCCAAGTAGTCAATCTCCAATACTTGCAACTTGAGTGGAACAGACCTTGACTTATCCCACTTCTTAACTATCAGGCAGTCTCCGGATTCAATGACAGCCCGCATGACCATTTTCTGAATACCGTAACCGTTCTTTCTTGAATCGTTGTCGCAAGCAGTCGAATCGAACCAAGCGGTCCAATCCTGATACACCTTATCTTTCTGACGCTTGTTCTTACTGTTGATCTTCGCACGAATACCTGTTCCGACCACATTGTTCGACATGGACTGAACTGCTCTTTTCACGAACGGGTTGTTCCGACTTAGTTCGCGGCTTCTATCACGTAATATCTGAGCTGCTGCATAAACCTCTGCGTTCTGAGAAGTCCCTCTCGCAGCCCATGACGATGTTCTTCGTGTACCCTTACTTGCAGCATCATAAGCTCGTAACGCACGTCTTGCCTGTTCTCTTTTTAAAGCTTGGTTCGGTGCAATTACGTACAGAAGTCTATCTATGAATCCTCTTTCTTCTTGCATGGTTTTTACAGTCCTTTGTTGTGCTTGGCGTAAAACTTCTTAGGTGTGCTTGAGTAGCCTAACGCCTGACGTATCATGTTCCTTGCTATCAACATCTGTTGCATGGTCTGATACCTTACGGATTTATCACCATAACGAACCTCTGATGCCCCAGAAGCAATAGCAGCTTCAATCGCAGCAAGGTCTGCCTCTGTCCAATTGGTATTATTCGCCATGATGCAAAGTTAATCATTTGGTATTTGTAAAAAGTTTTTACATTTGTGGTGTGACCGAAGGCGATTTTCCTCAACGTTGCTGCTAAAAGCTAAACCGCAAGCATAGACATATCAAATTAGAACCGTACACGTCCAGCGGTTTTGATTTTAGCAATTGTTGGGCGTAGTTAATTTGATTAAAATGATACTTAAGTTTAACAGAACAGAAGAAACCCCAATAGTGGCTGGTGATTTCGTCATCAACGACCGAATGGAACTCTTAAAAGTTGCCTTGGTTGAGCCGCGAGAGAATGGTAATGAAAAATATTGGTTTACCAACGGCAAGTTTGGGTTAAAAGATGAATCGCATCTTGGCGCACCAGAAACATTTTATCGAAAGGTAAACATATCTAAGTGCGTAGATGTGCTGCTTTAATTACGCCCAACGGTTGAGTGTATGAGTAGTGTGGCTTTGCACATACTTTCAACTTACGAATAAACTTATTAGCCACATTACTTATACACTTTGTTATAGGTATGTTTAAAAACTGAATTATGAAACAGTACTTTATGTTTAATTTTGCTGAAACGAAAGAAATAAAAATAGGACAATTTCAATCAGATGAGGAATTTTGGAAATATTACTGGGCTAATGAAAGCAAAATTAAAGAGCAACAACTTAAATTAGATATAGAATGTAAAATTTGGCACATGGTCAGTTTTTAAATTACCTATAACTTTCCGATAAAAACACCACGTCCTAATCCATTCACTCCCAACTGATTGGATCGTACAGATCGCAAAGCGATCCATTTCCCCCGCAATTTAACGTAGATTTAGCGTTCCGGACTTCACCCGTTGTCCGGAAATGCCTATATTTACCTTGTAATCAAAAGAGAGAAGATGAGTACAGAGACCACAATTCAACCTATTATTAATGGCTCGGTCAATCCAAGACTGACCCGCGAAGGATTCCTAAACCTGGACAGTGAAGACAAAGTACGTGTCCTATGGGGCATGGCCTGTTCCATGAGTTATCCG